GGAGCCTGACTCCTTCTTTGATCTGCGTCTGTATTAGGCCCGCCAGACACGGCTGCAAATGCTCTAGCCGTTGCTGCTGCTATAAGATATCTTTCATTAACCTCTGAAGTGTCAGAGTCGGAGCTAAGTAGCACTGGCTTATCGCCGCCTACAATCTTTAGGAGATTGTAGCGGGCGATGCCATGCACATAGTTATCAAATACTACGTCTTTAGCCTCTTTATCTATACGCCAAAGATTTCTTGGTACCTTTACCCACTCTGCTGTATCGTTTTCTACTGCGCTTATATCATCAAGCCATACTGTACATGCACCAAGATCGGAGTCGTACTCAAGGCCAATAGATATAATAGCTGTATCTGTTTCTGGGTTGGATAGCTGCATCCTGACAAACGTCCACGTATCTGCTGATAGAGCAGGGACGTTCAGGGTTTCAATCGGGCTTGCACATGAAGCAGAATTATCTAAAAGTAGCTTTAGGTTTCCGGCACTCGTAGCAACCGTACTCTTAATCCACATCTCTATATAATCATATCCTGAAATATCTTTGCTGGCTATTGAGTCGGTGGCTATATCTCCTGCACTTGCACCTGCCGCTATAACAAACTTACAGCTTTGGCTTCCCTGTTTCTTGTCCTCTGTGTCGAGGGAAACTGTTATATCGCTGTCAACTGTCTCGTCAAATGCAGCACCGCAGGAATGAAGACGTACATAATCTACGCTGTTTCTATAATAAATATCCTGAATCATTGAAATACCAGACGGAACATCAAACCGTAGCTGGTCTCCGTCTGTATGGAAAGTCAGATTTTCTATGGGGTCATAGGCATTGCCGGTAACTTCCAAAATAGAATCATTAATAAAGCTATCTAGGTTTGCAGGATTATACTCATCATCCCATAGCTCGTATGTGTCGCTTGTGGCAGATGAAGCATCTACGGCAGGGGATAACGTAAGAGTAGTGGAGCTAGAGGTATAGTCGCTGACACGAGTAACCTGCCCTGCATTTCCGCTGGCATCGTTAAATACCACCCACTTACCGATGTGGGTATCGTCAGAACCTATTAACGTATTATCTACAATCGTAGTTGTAGACCCGTTTCCACTGGCTGAAGATACATATACTGCGTTTAGATTACGCCCAACGCTTTGCCGTAGCTGGGCGCGGGTTCGTCCTTGAATAATTGCCATCCCTGCACCCCGTCATTTTAGTATTTCCGCTTCATCTTCTTGCCAGCTTTCTTGGCATATGACTTAGCGGCAGCTTTACCCTTTTTTGTGTACGGAAACTTCTTCTTTCCCACTTTTGGCATTACTTGCCTCCTCGCCCTTTAGCTTGGCGATTTCAGCCTCTTGCTCTGCTATGGTTCGCGATAGCGCTGCTACTCTAACCTGAAGGCTGGTAACTTCGTTAACCCTTGTTCGCAGAACTTCGGCTACGTCTTGTTCGCTTATCTGTACGTCCATAATTTCCTCCCCCTAATCTATCAAAGTAGATGACTCCGCTTGAACTTGAATTACGTTTTATCCTATATCGTCTTATCTCGTCAATGATCTTACCTATCTCTTTACGCTGCTCTGGCGTAGGAGCTGGCTTATGGTCTTTGCCTCTGACCTCTCTAAGCCAGTTATCTACAGAGTATGAAACCATATCTTCTAGGTGTGCCTGTGACGTGGTTTCATCTACAAGAATTTTAAACTTCTGCTTCTTGCCGGTTACAGAGTCTTTAACAATAAACTCGTGACTCTGAACACTCTCTCCAGTTTCAGCATTGTGTCCCGCAGAGGACACGCTATGACCCGTAGCACCCTGCGGGACCCAAAGTTCGCTAGTCATTAGGCTAGGTTCATCAGGAAGACTGTATGGAACTCATTGTCCACACCGGCCTTACCGTGTAGTCTGCCCAAAGCAGGAGTGGTATCTGCGCCAACAGCAAGAAGCTGTCCGGCGTGGTTAGAGCTTGCTCCAACCAATGTACCAACAGCAGGAGTACCGTCTATTTTAACAGAGGCTAAGCCTGCTACCTGCACCCATCCGTAGTAATCTGCTTCAAGATCAGCGCAAGTCACACCTACAAATCGTCCTGCAACAGCGGCAGGAGCAACTACGATATCCTTGTAAGGACTCTTAATAAGACCAACAGTATCCGTACCTGCTGTAATAGCAGTCTGGAATCCGTCTGGCTCATCAATCGTGATTGTTCCTGTACCGTTAGAGGCTACCGCAGCATGACCTTTAATCTTGTACATCTCGTGTGGAGTTGTAGAAGCTAGATTAGAGAATAGGTACCCTTCTGCATATAAGTCTTTAGCGGCAGCAGTAGCACCAAGTGTCACACCAATAGTTGTGCCACCAGCAGCACCGCTAGTTGCCACTACTAAGTCCTCGTCATGGTTTCCTGCTGGAGCCTCACTGGCTACAACCAGTCCTTCTCCAATTGCAGTTCCACCATTTTCCACATAACGGAAAACTCTTCCGTCAGGAAGTGCCATAGTAGCACCATAAACTTGTCGTTTCTTAGAATTGGTTTGTTTTTCAAAACCATACCTTCCGCTTTGAATCGCTCCAAAAGACATATCAACCTCCTTAAAGGTTATTTATTTACAGGGTTTGCCCCTGCGACAGGCCGATATTTATTACCCGATGTACCTCGGCCTATCGTTACAGTTACATCGGATACTTAGATTAGTGCTGCTTCATATGGGAACGCATCTTTGAAGCAAGCGCACCCTTGTTTCCACTAGTACTAATCTCAATGCCACAAGCCTCGCACTCCTGAGAGTTTCCGGTCTCGGCATTGCTTACTTCCTGTTTTTCCTCAACGGCTCGCTCAACACACCACCTACACTCGCAAGTATCACCCGGAGGATGCTGGAACATACCTATCTTTGCTTTTCTCAAGACGTAATCAGGATTTCCGGGGACTCCTTTTACAAGGCTTCCTACTGGAAATACCGCCTCTCCGGTAGCACTAAGCCCCGGTGCATGTCTATAGAGGTTGGTCTTGGGTTGCCATCCGTCAACATAATCCCAAGCATATCCGGCCTCTCCAAGTTCCTTCCTCTGCTTCTGTCTCTCTGAGGTAGTTACCATCATAGTCCTCCCTTGGTACTATGCAGATGTAGTTATCGCAGCAGCATCATAAGTCATAGCTGCTCCACGAGAATCGTCAAGCTCAAATACTCCGTAGTCAGCCGTCATGACCAACTCCGTAGCTCTGAGAGACGCATCTCTTTGTCGCTCTGTCTTGGTGTCAACGCTCTTTAGTACACAAAGTGCGCTCTTGTCAGCGATAACGCCAATAGCATCATCACTAGCATCAACGCTAAGGTTTCCATCTTCAAAGATGGGAACACCGTTGAGTGGCCTAAGCCCACTAAAGAACTCTCCGAGCAAGTCCTCAGACCATCCCTTTGGAACAGGGTAGGTAGCTGATGCAGTTACCGCAGTATTTGCGATATCAAATACAGCATTAGGATGCTGGAGAATGTAAAGCTGGGAACCAAACTTGTTTGCCTTCGCATAGGAAATAGATGCAGCTACGTTAGCTAGGCTAAAGGTTGCACCTGCTGCTCCAAGCGTAGTCCCGCCATTAAGACCTGAGTACAGTGCATGTACGTCAGTATCTTTCTTTCTCGCCATGCCGTCACCGAGCTGTCTTCCCACGATGGAGAAAACATTCTCTGCTGACTGCCTGACAAGTTTGTCAGTCAATATAACCTTTGCACCAACCTCACTAGCAGTGAGATCAACCGTGGTCATACTTATATCCTCTTCATCAATTATGTCTACTCCGTCCTGAAGATCGGATATTGTCATCTGTCCCACCTTTGGAACAGTCTGCTGCTTTGCCCCCGATGGAAGAGTAAACTGCTCGATTAGTGCCATAGCAGGAGCGTTATGCTCCTCCGTATATCGAGACGCTGCGATTATAATCTTCTGGGCATTTTCCAAATTACCAGTTGTCGCTGTCTGAGCCATACTATATCCTCCTGACTAGATTATTGAAGACCCGCTGCCCTTCTGGCAGCAGCAACAGCGTTAGCTGTCCTGTCTCCGCTGTTATACCGATCCAGCCAGCTTCCCTCGTCGGCAGCCACTTCTGGGCTACCCTGACTGTTGTCTACTTGCTGAGGCGGAACTCGTGACTGCTTGAGAGCCGCCAGTTCCGCATCTCTCTGCCTATTATGTGAAATCGTCTTAGCTGCATTTTCCATTGTCGCTTGGTCATCATATACTTTAAGTGCCGAAAGGTCGTCAATGGTAAGATTATACTTCTTGGCAAAATGCTCTGCCGCTATCTGCTTGCCTTGTAAGTGCTGCCCCCACTGCTCTGCCTGTTGCATCAGTCTCATCTGCTGCTCTTGGCTTTGCATGTACTGGTTAGCAGCTTGCTCTGCGTGTTCCGGTAGATACCCCTGAGACTCTAGCTGGGTCTTGTATGTATCAGCTTGGCCCTGCAATGCTGCCCGTTGCTGTACCTGCGCATACTGATTCGCGTCCTGCTGCATTTTGGTTATTTGCTCTGGCGTATACTGCGGCGTCGCAGGAGTAGGCGGCATTGGTTGCTGTGGTTCGACGGGTGCTGGCTCTGTCGAGGGAAGAGGTAGCTGCCCCTCCGTTTTCGTAGGTTCCGCCGGAGCCTCTGCAACAGTCTCTGGCTGTGGAGCCTCGACTGTAGCCTCTGCTTGCGGCGTAACTTCCGCCTCAACAGTCCCTGTGTCCGGCGAACTGTCTGGCTGTGGAATCGGCTGTTCTACGTTTTCTGTAACCATATATAATTTTCCTCCCTATTCTTCAAAGATTAACCACAATATGTAGTGTTTGTCAAGTTGCTGCCCTCTATACGCTCCCGTTAAGGGATAAATTGTTTCCTATAAGGTATTGATCCAGACGGGCGATACTCAGAGATAGGCTTTATGCCGCTAGTATGCTCAACTATTATCTTTTCTAGCCTATCGTCACTGCGCCTTAACATCCTCTTTTGCCTAGACAAATTTTTTGTCCCCATAACCTTAGTGCTAAAGTCAGGGTTTTCCTCTTTGAATTCTATTTTATCAATAGTCTTTTCAAGAGCGTTGTACGCATTAAGTTCTTCAGTAAGCCCGTAATACTCCGCTAAGCCCTCGGCGACATCCCAATATCCCGAATCTTTAATGTACTGCCTATCCTCTAAGTAAGTCCTTTCGATCGGGTGAAGGCTTGCCCTGCTTACTTCCTTTACGTCTCTGAGGTATTGCTCTGAATACCCCCTCTTAAGCCAGTCTATCCTTCGGTCGTACTCATTCCAGTTCATTTCCCCATCGTCGTCCTTTAATGGTATATACGACCCCAGCTTCTCCCTTACAACCTCCTCATCGTCTTCATATAAAAGGGCGCTCTGGACATCTCTTGCAATCCCGAACATAGTCTTAGAATCAGGGAAGTCAGCATACATTTTTTCGTAGTCTATTGCTTGGGCTTCATGATGAGCTTCTATGTAGGCTCCGTACTTATCCACAAACAAAGCCCAAGGATGCTCAGGTTGATCTTCATAGGACCTATTTAACGTTTTTACCATCCATTCCTTACGGGCGGTTTCTCTGTCGTC